TAGGTTCTGTATAACTAACAACATTATAGGTATTTCCACTAATTTCTAAAACATATTTTTTATATGATGAATAGAAATTTCTTATTGTGTTCGTAACTTCTGTTTTAACATTACTTTTTGGTTCTGTTAAAACAACATCAAGTGGGTTAAATAAAATACTTTTTTGTATTTGAAATGTTGTTGTTTTTGTTTTTAAATTATAAACTATCGAATCTGCGGTATAACTAGATGTTTTTACTGGTGAACTACCATCAACATACATTGCCGCAGGAAATTTTAATATAATATTTTGTACCGAAACATTTAACCTACTACGAAGTGAACCATATAACGATGTTGCTCCATCATATTTTGGTGGATTAAACTTTAATTCCCCAGTAGATGTTGTTATAACTTGTGATGATGTACTTTGTACTTCAGTTTCTTCTTGTCCAATTGTGTCTAAACTTAAAAAATCTGAAAATGGTTGAGTTTGGAAGGTTTTACTATCCTTTTCAGGTACAATCCTATCAATAGCAAATGAGGTACTAGTCATTTGACTACTACCATCCACGATTTGAAACCCGACTAAATTGTCACTAAATGTATCTTCACCGCTCGCATATTGATTTGGTACTCTTATATTTGCCATTATTCTGTGATAATATCAAAATTTAATGATTCATCAATTTCATCCTTTTTTTCTCTAATTTCATAAAGGGTTTCATTATATTCATCTTTAACTTCATATAAATTCCATTGTTTATAGATATTATTACTAGCGTCATAAACAGTATAAATTCCGCTTTCAATCGCTTTACTTTGGTTACTGTATAATGCGTATGATAATGTATCAAAGTCGTGTTCAACTAAGTCAATTTCAATCGTTGTTGGACTGAAAAATGTGTTCGTTATAAGAATTTTTTGGTTTGGTTGACCAATAAATGGTATAACATTAGGTTTTGACGATGGTGCAGATGACGGTGTTACTGTTAAAAACATTAAATTTGTTGCTACATCTGAATATCTATATCTTATTGCTTTTTGTGTTGTGTTGGATAAATTTGTTGTTATTGGTTCGCAATAAAATGATGATGTTACTATTCTGTAAACATTTGGTGTTTTTTCATTAGTTTCTGGGTTGATATATTCAATTCTATACCCAACTAACCCTTGCGGGGTAAATTTATTTCTATCATCACTTGATACATTTGATAAATCAATTACTAGTCCCCTTACCGATGGTAATGATGATAATACTCCACAATCCGTTATTACTGTTCTAATTTCTTTTGCTCTTATGTATAATGTATAGATTCCTAATTTATCAAAATCACCCGAATCTAATTTCAAGTTATACATACCACCTAAAAGTTCAACATCCGCTTCCCCACCTGTATTATCATTATGAAATACTGGTGTTAACACATCTGTTGATACTAATTTCTTTAATGTAACAGGGGCGTTTGATGTCCTTCCTGATACATAATGAAAAATAATGTCCACATCTGCGGGTGAAACGTCAGCTGGTCTAACTAATCCATATGCTCCAACACTCATTTTGTTATTTTTTTATATAATCTTATTGCTTATTTATAAATACAATTTTTATAGTTTTCGTACATTAAAATATCCATTACCATAATTTTCCATTTCACCTATACTATCAATTTCTGATAATCTTAAATTTCTTTCCATTACACTTAGTTGTCCTCTTTCTACGAAAACATCTGAAAATATCTGTACTTCTTCGACAAAACCTATGAAATGTTCATTTCTTGTTATCATTCCATTATATACTTCTTCATTATAAAAGTCCGCTGTTGTACCTGTAATAATAGTATCACCATCTGGTGTGTCGACATACGTTAAATCATCAATTGTATATCCTGTATAACCTGATACTATGGTTAATTCGGTCATGTCATATCCCTTATTCGTTCCATATAATTTAAATTCATCAACCCTACTTGCACCTACCGCTCTAAATCCGATTACCGCTCCTGATGTTTGTCCTGTTAGTTCAGTATAATCTTCTAAATAAGTTTGTTCAGCGGTTTCAACAGGGTCACTATATGGTACTTCAAATGTTAATGTACCAAAATCCGTTGGGAAACCAAATGATTGTACAAATGGTATATTAACTGTTTTTGTTACTTCTTCTACCGTCCACGGTGACTGTACCGTTATTTTCACTTCGGTTTCACCTGTGGTTGTATATGTATGCGACGCACTTGATAAATTAACATCATTTACACCTGTCATCGCTAATGTTTCAGAATCCCCATCACCCCACTCAATCGTAAATGTAGAATCAACAAAAAAGGCAAACTTATTTGTGTTCACAGTATTATATACTATCAATGTGTTAGTATTACCACTATATGTAAAATTTGATTTTTCTACAACCTGTGATACATTACCATCAAAACCAATCATATTACCTAATTGTTCCGCATTTTCGTCAAGAAATATCGGAACATTATAAGTTGTACCTGTTTGTTTTAATACTCTATATTTATTGTCTTCCATTTAATTTTAATCTCCTCCCGCAATTTCATAAAATTTTATTGGGCTATCTGTTTTTCCTATTCTATTTCCTTGTGTTCCATTAAATTCAAACACCTCATATGTATAATCTGTCCAATCAAAAACATATTGATAATATATTTCGTTATTTTCATTTATATTATCGGTAATCGATTTTGGTGTATTCGAAAAATTTGATATCGATCCATCATCACCATTAAAAAATCGTGCTGTCATATAAAATGTGTCACCTATTAATATTGTTTCTTCTAATACACTATCGTCTTGAAACCAAAACAAGTACATATTTTCTTTATTCTTAAAATTTGATCCTGTAAAAACAGGGACATATATTAATTCATTAATATTTTCGTAAAATACCCTTTCACCTAATGGTAATGATAGATTTTTCGCGAAAACTAACCTTCTATTCATTCGTTCAGGTTTTTCACCTTCAGGAACTTTGTAAAATTCCAATCTGAAAAAACTTTTTGTTGCTTGTTTTAACATTTTTGAATTTTCTGATATATCAATACCAACTAAACTATAATCTAACCCACCAATATGTGTTGGGGTACTACTATCATTATAAAAATAGAATTGAAACCATATATCACATTGTAAATTCGATGGGTCGCCTAAATAACCTGTATATGGTTTATGCATAAACCTAGATGTTTCATAATTTTCAATTGGATTAATAATATCCCTTAATGTTTCTTCTTCAAATTTCTTTAAACTTTCTTCTTTACCCAAATCAAGTTTAAAATCTGTTGGAATATTAATATTCAATGTTTGGTCAGTATTTAATTGTCTAATTTTCATTAACAGTTGATTTTATTACTTGAGTTAAAGTCAGATAAATCTGTTGGTTTATTTTGATATATTTGTTCATTCTTTAAATAGAAATTTATATCATTTTTTATATAATGAATATTATTAATAAATGGATAATCTGTCCCATTTCCTAAGTCATCGGTATATCCGTGTTTATATAAATCCCTCCATTTCCATAATCCATCAACGCCAAAATATTTTGCGTTTTGTGGTAAATTTTCTATTTCATATACATCAGATGTTTCCACATATGGTGATAATTCACGTAATTTCACCCTATAATGAGGTTGATAAAAATACCCAAATGGATTTGTTAATGTTGCTCCTGTAAATGTGGATGTGTAACCAGTTTGTCCATAGTCAAAATTATCTATATTAGTGTAAAACTTATATATTGATTCAGAAATGATTCTTTCTTTCATTTCTATTGGGTTATATTCGATAAATGCTCCTGTTAATTCTGTACCAATTGGAACACTGCTCCCAGATGTAAACCAGTATGGGTCACCATCAGCTTCCCTATAAAATGTTGTTCCTACTAATGTTGTTTCCTGTGAATTTGAACCGTCAAAATGGTCATCGACATATGTATCGTGAAAATTAAAACTATATCCCACTTTTGGTGGGTATTCAAAATAACCATTACTATTTCTTAAAATAACAGACACATACACTTCTGTTGGAAGATACCCTAAATTATTAGTTAATCCAGTTAACACAAATGGTTCTTTAAAATCATATAATAATGATTCCATTCTATTTCTTTCAACTAATACATTATTATCACCATAAATGTTTTCAAAAACTAATTTTTTTTCATCTTCCCATATTGGCGATTCGAATCCTGCTTTATCTAAAATATATCCATCAACATCTGTTAATGTTTTGTGCTTATGAACATAATATTGTGATGTTGTTCCTGTTAAATTATTTTTATCGGTACATCTTTTTCCCGTAACAATCACATTGCTAGTAAGACCTGTTTCACCAACAGGAACTTGGCTTTTTAAAATGTTAATAACATATTTTTCTGAATTATAATTTTCATTACCAAGTAAATTTACATAATAAGGATAATCATCAATAATAATATATTCCCCTTGATTCATTCCGTGTTCAACGGGGCTTATTAACCTATAATATGGTTTAATATAATTTACCCTGAACGGAATACCGTCCTCACTAACAAAAGATAATGATGTTTCATCACTTAATGTATATGTCATTGTGTGTCCAGTATCTTGTGAATCGATATATGAAAGATATAAATTCCAATTGAATTTTGACGAATCTAATGATGTGATAGTGTTATGTGTTGTATCTCCGACTATCGTTGTATTAAATCCATCAAAAGTTGATAACCCAATTTCATCTAAGGTCGGTACGACCGGTTCTTCTCTTAAAACATCTTTTCTTAAAAACGCAAATTCGTCATATGGCATATAACCATAAAACCTGTAACTTGACCCATCATCTAATATATATAGTTTGTCGTTTAATGGGCGATAACTTGTCCATCCTGAATACATATTTCGGAAAATCATTTTAATTTTACCGTGTATTTTATAAATGTCACTATCTTGCCTTTCTTCGTCAAATAACTTAGCAACATTAAGAACCGTATCCCTTTCATCATTCGTTAATAACTTCCTTTTTCCTTGAAGTTTAACTGAAAGCGACATATCCTCGGTTGGTGCCTTTTCGTATCTTTTTTCTGGTAATATTATTCTTTTATTTTTCATTATTCAACTGTTGTAAATGCGTCTTTAGGTCCGAATCTTGATATTAACATATCTAATCCTGTTTTCCCAGGTCTTAATCCAAAATAGAACATAAATGGTGTAGATAATATTTGTTTTTGAGTACTATATGGGTCTGATGTTGGCCATATTGTTGGGTAAGTATAATCCCAATTATTTAAATCATCTGTGATATCAATATCTGGATTGTCTGTAAAAGATGTAAATAAACTCCAATTTCCTGCGTCCCCTAATCTAACATATAACCTACCCTTTTTAGGGTTCATAATATTATCGTTTGGTGCGTCTTGATATTCTGTTGCTAGAAGAACCGTAAACATATGATTTTGGGTGTCATAATCTTTTAAAACATCATCATAATCATCAGCTGGAAGTGCTGGCGTTTGTGTTATAGGTATAACAATATCAAATTCTTCAGATGTACTACCACCAGCCGCAGATGTTAATGTTAATCCATCTTCTAAATCATAACTTATTGGGGGTAATAAGTATGGGTCATCAACATCTGTTTCACCACTAGGTGGAAAATCTGTAAATTTATATCCATAAGTCATTCCTTGTAATTTTTGTGTAACAACACGAGTATAATCCCAACATTGGTCATCAAGGTCTTTAATGGCTGGGTCGCCACTAAGCCCATACGGTCCAAATCCAGTTCCTCCTTTATCCCAATAATAAAATGGGACAACTTGTGATGCTTCGGTCAAATAACCGGGAGCATTTAAACATTGACGAATCCTAACTCCGTCATCTTCATATTTTAATGTCACGGGTGTCGGACCCCATATTGGTGTCCCATCTGGATTAGTACCATTAGAAAATATATCTAAATGTTCTTCAGGATCTAAAACAGACATACTATATCCTGCATATTTTTGATTTTGTAAATCAAAACCATCAATTCCCGCTTCTGAATTTATTGATATTAATTGTGAAACGTCCCCGTTGAATATTTGTCCAAAAAATCTATTACTATTTTCATTATAAAACCCTTTATTCTTGAAAAAATCATTAATAATCATATCAGCATTTCTAACATCCATTTTATAATTAACCGCAAATGCGACTAATTCACCAAAACTTTTATATGATGTTATACCGATAGAACGAGAAACAGAACAATTTGGGTCAAGGTCAGGGTCATTACAAATTTCTTTAATAAATTCATCTCTTGGACCTAAATCAACAAATGTTGTTGGGTGACCTATATAATAATCATTATCTTTTTCGTTATCGATTCCCCATGTGGTCCCCCTAAGTCTACACGACCTATAATAAAATCTTTCATGTTCTGGCTTATCCATATATATAACAACAGTATCACACGATTTTATTTTTGTGTAATCTGTTTTTTCTTTAATTTTCGCTTTAAATTGGAAAAAATACAATGATCCTGATAACCAATTATCAACAAAAGCATAATTAACTATCCCACCACAAAAATTTAAACCAATTATTTTTCGTCTATACCATTCTCGTAATCCATCTCGATTTTTCTGACAAAGACCATTTCTTGAAGGGACGATTGTAAACACACCATCCCTAAATTCTGAACGTCCTGTTTTTGTTTTTCTATTATAACTTGTTGGGTCGAGTTTTCTCCAGTCATCTTTATACTTTGGTAATCTTTCATTATCACAATGAAAAACACTTGCCCCTATTGACCATCCAGATTCTGGTGGTACTTCTGGTAAAATATTAGTTTTGACTTGTTCTTTAACATTAATGTCATTTACAGCTCCTGTTGTTGTTGGTGTTTCAAAATTATAATCAGTATTTTCGGGGTCAACCCACAAATAATCCCTTATCGTTTCTTCATTATATAATGTATCGTAAATATCACAACCCTCTTCAGTATCTATCCCGCCATACGCTGTAGATGTTTTTTCAACTGCTCTATCTAAAATATAACCACTCGTTGTTTTAGGTGTTGTTTCAAATAGTGCGTCCGCACCATCAATATCAAATATTGCTGACATTTGGTCGTTAGTAAATGTAAATCCAGTTGATGGTGTACCATCAATGGTATAACCAGTAACTGGGTATGTGTCATAATCACTTTCAGGATCCCATATTAAAAATTCCGCTCTTACGACATATGAACTGGCAAGTCCACCAATAAACATTTTAAATCGTGGGTATGATATTGACGATACATCCCAAGTTTCTGAATTCATATCATTATATCCATCAACAGTCACCTGCCACGAATCACAACATTCATCATCATTAACACAATCTCTGGCCGCTCCACTATCATATAATGATGAACCATCAGTAGTGTCTTCATTTGCGGTTAATGTAAAGTATGTTAAATTATTTACCGAGTTTCCACTAATTTCAATATTAAATTCCCCTATTTTACAATAATCATTTTCGTCATACCCTTTAACATATTCTTCATCATCTGTCGTGCATTCATCACATGTATCATAAATCGTAAGTGGTAATTGCATTTGTCCCGCTTCTTGTATTTTAATGGCACTATCATAAAATTTTTCTCCCCAACTTTTATTAACTGAGAATAGTAACCCCCCAATATCATTAAATATTTTTGCTAAAAATTCATAAACAGTTAGTGAAACCATCGAAAATGTAAATTGTATAAACGCTAAAACTAATGCTAATAATAATTGGAAATTAAATGATGTATTTCTAATACCCATATTAATAGGAAATGTATTAACAGTACTATTACAATCCTTATCTTCAGATGGGGCGATATCATTTATCGCTAAAGTTCTTTTAGGTGAATCAAATAATAAACTTTGGAATGATGATACGGTATATACTTTACCATATTGGAATCTATAAAAATAATCCTGTGGGTAAAATTCACCATCAACACTATTAAAAATAATGTTATTATCCCAATCCGTTGCATCGTCTGGGTAATCATTCCAATCAATTGACCAAGCATAAGAACTCGCCTCATCCCCTTCATATTCACGGATGTTTGGTAAAAGGTATGACCCCCTTGCTCTAACACGCTCAAGACCTTCATCTTTTAATGTTACTCGTAATCGATAACAACTTGTGGTTGGGATACCTTTATTTGGGTCATTTGTATAATCGCTTTCACCAAATTCATTGGTATATAGGAAATTCATATTCATAGGAAGACGAATTAAAAATGAACCATCTTCGTTAATTTCATCATCTACTGTAAACTTTTCTAATTGAGGATAATATCTATTATCTAAATCATTATGTATTGTATCTGGCGTAAATCGAATTGCTTCTACGATACCTGCTTGGGTTGTCATATCACATTTCTTACCCATATTTTTTCGTGGTTTACAACTCTTATTTATAGAATTTTTACCATCATCACTAAATGTACCACCAATTACAATCGCACTTGGTTCGATTTTAATGCCCTTTTCAGATAAATCAAAATCGGCTCTTGTTATTCCAATTTCACATAAATCATCATTTCCCCAAAATGGATATACTTCAATTCCTCTATCAAATGTTACTATTTGTGGTAAAGAATCGATATCTTCACTTGCTTTATATTCATATGGTGATTTAAATTCTTTTGGTCCAACTCCTGTACCTAAAAGGTCGTCAGGTCGTAATGAAAAACAACCCATATCGGATATATCTAAATCCACATGTAATAATTGTTCACCTAATGGAACACCCCAAATCATAAAATCACCAGAATCGTTTGTTTTAACTGTATATTTGTAATAATTTTCAAATACTTCAAGTACTTCTTCTCGAGCAATTATATCTGTTTGGTCGGGGAATGTACCTGTTGGTTCGTGACCACCATGTTGTTGTCTTGACGGTAATAAATTATACCTATACCCGTCTTCATTTCTTTCACTTACCGATTTATATGGGTATAATTCAGAAATTATTGGATCATTTTCATGGATTTCTAATTGCGGGATAAATATTGATACTTTAGCGTTTGGAACACCGTACCCATTATTCACACTTATTCTTCCACAAACAACTCCATAGTCTGAACATAACGATGTGTAAATGTCTTGTTGTGATAATTTTAACGATAAAACTTCTAATAAACCAAAATCTTGTTTTAGTTCAACAGTTAGTTTTTGGTCTTTACCAATATTTGTTCTAATTCTTTGCTTTTGTCCCATCTACAATAAATAGAATACAATCTGTTTTTTATTTTTACATAAGATAAAGAAAAAACAAATTAATATGTAGTGGATGATAGATTTTTTAATCTTACCTTAATATCAGATGATGGATATCTTATTTGGAAAATTTGATTAGACTTCATATAAATCGTCATATCAACCTGAGATATCTCTTTTGTATCAACATCTGAATATGGTTGTGCGACCTCTGCTGTTGAATATTTACCACCAACTTTATTAAATATTCTTACATCAACCACATTAACTACACCAGCAACATTACCAATTTCTCTTTCTAAATCACCCACAAATAATGGGTCACCCATTTTTCTTTTATTAATTGAGAAAAAGTCAGTTGTTGTCGTGATTATTTGTTTTGCGATGTCTGTTTGGTTTTCATTTTTATTCGATATAACATCTATTTCGACACCTAAATCAACAACTTCACCAGCAACAATGTCAACATAATCATTTAACATTCTATATCTTGTTAAATAATTTAGAATATTTGACTTTAATGTACTTGATACTAAGTCGGTTAGATTTCCTTCAGCATCATACGATACTAATTTAATTCTTATTTTATTATCTTCTTCCATTACATTTACTTTCGCGGGTGCTCCATATGTAGATGGCATATTTTCTATAATCGATTTATAATCATTTAAAGTAACCGCTCTATTTTGTGCGGCGAAATTATAAGCGACCATATTTCGAATTTCCTCAACTGTTGGTGCATCCGCTCCACCTATCGCTGGGGTTATATTACTTGCGGTTAATGATTTATAAACATTATCATTAATTGCTCTATTTGGCCCATTTAATGCGAAATCAATTGATTCAATTGATGTTATAACATTAACACCAACATTAGAATCTTTACCACCACCAATTCTATATTTTACGAATAGTGTTGTGTTTGATTTAGGTACATTACCTAATGACATATTATTTAAAAATGATGCGATATCAACCTTCATCGTTCCATCCATGTAATTGTCCAAATTATCCATTGGGTTTACATTTCCTGACCCGAATGTTATTGAAAAATACCCCTCTGGTGAATATTCAGTTATAAATTTATTTGTAACAGGGAAATAATCCCCAGCGGTAAAGTTATCATCATCGGATATTGATGTTGTATTTTCCATAAAAACTTCATCTTCAACTAATGATTTTACTTCATACCACTTATTTTTTGAATTTATGAATTCTGAGTATGTTGGGTTTGTACCATAATTTGTACCGTTCTTATGAATTATTGCTGTAACACCTAAAATATTTTTTTCAGGTAAGTATAATTTTAAAAATGGTTTTTGGTCTAAATCGGTAATAACTCTTCGGTATATTTTAGTTACACCATTAACAACCGCTTCCCTTTTTGTTATGGTATATGATATTAATTTATTATTATTGTCGAAATTAGGTATTTTTAATCTATTTGGTTCACCTTTTTCATTAAATGGTGACGAGAAATCAATATCGGTAGTTGTTTCAAATATTTGTCCACCACCCGATACTTGAGCTCCCGCCCTTAATGTCCCTTCATATCTTTCATCGTCTTTATCACCCCTTACAGGTACATTTATATTAAAATCACATAATGCGATAGATGGTCTTAACCCCGGAACTCTTAAACCATATGTTTTTGCTATGTGGAATAATGATTGTCTTTGCTGTGCAAAATCTAACATTGTTTCTTGCCATACCCTATCAATATGAAAATGTAGGTTATCCGAAACCGCAGCGTTCATATCCAATAATACTGAATATATTGAGGCATCGTTAAAATTACTTATTAAATCAGGGTAATATTGTTTGGTCATATTAACCAACTCTTCTCTTAACCCCGCAAAATCTCTTGTTCCGTATGATATACTTTTTTCCATTTTTTATTTTATTTTTATGAGTAATATGATGTATATACTGATTTATTTAAACCAAAATCAATTAAAACTAAATATTCCCCATCTTCTCGTTTAACTTTACCCCAAGAACTTATTCTTCTAATATCCCCTGGTGGTGCTGATGAATCCAAAACAAAAGAACATAATAATTGAACCTCATGTGATTCATCTAACACATCTTTAACATCATCATCAATACCAAACATAGGTCTTTTACTATGATTTAGATTATAAAAATTAGTTATATAAAATCCTAAATTCATAAAATCAACACCCCACATTGTTTTAAAATCACTTTTTTTGGCTTTAAATGCTAATTCCATTTCAACCCAAAGATGGTCATGTTCATCAAAATCATGAACTTTAGCTATAATTTCACCATAATATGCATCATTAGTCCAATCAGTTTCAGCATCGTTTTGTGCAACCCCTTTTTTGTTTTTTGCTAATTTTAATACTTTAGTTTCGTCTACTCTATAAACAGTTCTTGCTGAACCACTACCAATAGGTTTCCCTAAATGTTCTCGAGCATATCTTAATTTCCCAGCATATGACCAAATTTTTTTAAATTCAGATAAATCAAAACCAACTGGGTAATCCTCGGTTAATTCAGATTCAACAAAACCTTCAAACATGTCCCTTTCGGATTCCTTTATAATATCAAGTAATTTAAAATTTTTAGTCATTATATATTAATAATTATAAAATCCGATGTTGAGAATGCTCCATTATTTACAGTATAATCAATTTTTACAACTGCGGTATACGGTCTTGCAGAATCAGGTGTTACCCTGAATAATCTTTCATCTTCATCTTCACTTATTGTTCTTACTTTATCAGGATCATCTTCCGCTGACATTATATCGATACTGTTTATATCTAAATTAGGTATATACTTCTTTACCGCGTCCCTTATTTCCTCTTCAATATGACTATGTGAAACTGTATCGTTCTGTTCAAAAATATGTTCATATAATCGTGTTCCAAAATCAGGTAAAAAATACCTACTTCCTTTCCTTGTTAATAATAAATGAATTAGGTCTGCTCTAACCTCCCTTTCTGGGGTACTTGTCATCTTTAAATAATCACCAACTGGACTATCACGAAACGGAAAATCTATACCATATGTTGTCATATTAATAAATATAAAGAATAAGAAAATTAGAATAAACGAACAACAGTATATTTAGAACTTTTATTTTTTTGATATTTTCCTTGCTATTTTCCTTGCTATTTGTTTGTCTCTTATCACATCAAATGCCTCATCCTCCATTTTATCATAATTTTTTAACATAAAATCCGTAAACTCGTCTAATTGCATATGATTTTGTTTTTTGAATTTTATTTTTTGTGAATTTGAGTCGTCAATAAGTTCCATAAATGTTTTTGACAAATGTATGCCATTTGATGCTATAAATTCACCTTCTAACAATAAAAAATACGCTACTTCAATGTCGAAAACATTTTTTAAGTCTAAACTAGTAAATCGACAATTTAAAATGTCTTGTCTTTCTATATCTTTATTGTTGGGGACATTTAATACCCTTTTTATGTTTTCTATTGTTTCTGGTGTTGCGGATTTTGTATTCATTCTTTTTGCAAGTCGTTTTGCAATCAATCTTCTATCTGATTTAATATTAATATCAAAATTTCCGTATTTTCTATTGGGGGATGTTCTTCCATCAATTTTTGGTTTATCTTTTCTTTTAACCGCACCAATATCTGACAAATAGTCGGTATTTGAATTTATACCAAGACCTGAACGGTAACCGTGTGTCCCTAAATTTGTTGGCCCATAAGCATCATTATAATTTTGCTCATTAAAAATTTTATTTAAATCTTTAATTCGTTCTATTTGTTCTGTTAGTTTTTGTTTCATTATAATAATAAATACCATAATATCATAAATAAAAAAAACGGACATAAATGCCCGTTATACCCCTTTGATGCCCCTTATATTATTTTATCCGCATTTGGAATACCCACAACTTGTGCAGGAAAGGCAACCCTCCTTATATTCGAAATTTTCATTACCACATTCAGGACATTGACTTTGTGCTTTTTCACCATCTTTTATATATCGCTTAATAACACGAGCAACGCCATTTTTCCAAGTATTAATGTAATCTTCCTTAAAGGTTAATGAATCTATTAAGTGATGAACATATATCATCGGCATCCCGTGTCGTAAAATTCCTGATAGTAACTTAGCATAGTTCCAAAATTCTGGGTTAAATGATGAATTTAAACCCTCGTGTACGACTTTCTCCCCATTACTGTCAGTATACTCCATATCGTACCTTTTTCGTCTTAAACCGTCTTTATCTTCATATCTTACTTGTACGACTTCACACTCTTTTACCGATACAGGTAATTTACTTAAACCATTTTCAAGTCTACCTGTAAAAATTTCATAAGGTCTACCATCTCTCATACCCACAACAGCAATCCATTTTTCTAAATTATTTTGAAATCTATGTACTTCACCTTTTAATCTTTTTGGTCTTCGTGGTGCGTGGTTATCTTTAACATATGTCGGTTCTTTTTTAGTATCAGCAACAAGAACCCCACTACGAGAACCCTCACGATATACTGTAATACCTTTACATCCTGACCTCCATCCTGATTCATATACCTTTGAAACCATATCTTCGGTAGCATCTTCTGGTAAATTAACTGTTACAGAAATTGAATGGTCTATATGTTTTTGTAATCTACCTTGCATTTCAACTTTTTTCACCCAATCGACATCACTTGATGTTGCTTTATAATATGGTGACACCTTTATTATTTCATCAAGTTCTTCTTTTGACATTTTTTTAATTTCATTGATATCATAACCTTTTACTTCTAACCATAATTTAAAATTATGATGAAAAACGGGATATTCTGTCCAAGCAATTCCCTCATTATCGACAAAATCAATAGAAACATCTTTTTCCTGTGGATTAATTTTTCTTCTTCTCATATAAACAGGAAGAAATGCTGGTTCGATACCTGAAGTTGTTTGTGCTTCAATAGAAACACTTCCGGTTGGGGCAATAGTTAATAATGCAATGTTCCTACGACCACTATGTGCCATATTATTATATAATGTTGGATCTTCTTTTTTTATTCGTTTAATAAATGGATTATTCACTTCTCTACTATGGTCATATACAAGAAATGAACCTCGTTCCCTTGCCATATTTACTGAAGATCTATATGCGTTGAGTTTTAATGTTCTATGTATATTTTCATTAAAATCCGTAGCATCGTCAGTCCCGTAAATAAGTCCTAATGATGCTAACATATCACCTTCCCCTGTTACCCCTAGACCCGTTCTTCTTCCTTGAAGGTTTTTTTCTTTAATCTTTTCCCAAAGATTAAGTTCATATAATTTAATAAATTCGTCTTCGGGATCAGATTTAATTTTTTCAATAATACCATCAATTTTTTCTATTTCCAAATCAATAATATCATCCATATATCGCTGTGCTTTTTGGACATCTGAAATAAATAAACCATAATTAAACATAGCGTTATCCTCAAAAGGATTTTCGACATACCCAAATAAATTTAAAGCTAATAACCTGCAACTATCATATGGACATAAGGGAATTTCACCACATGGGTTGGTACTAACCGTTTTAAATCCAAACTCTTGGTAAGAATCAGGAATACTTTCCTTTATTACGGCATCCCAAAATAAAATTCCCGGTTCTGCTGATTTCCAAGCATTATGTATAATTTTTTTCCATAATTTATTAGCGTCAATCATTTTGACATATCCAATTTTTTCACCATCGTCATCAAAAATATTAGATAATTCATTAAATTCTCCCTTTAGTATTGAATCCACTTGTAATCTAAAATATGTGGTTGCTTCTTTTCCTTCAGTATGGTCAAATAATGTTATTGGGTATCTTTGTAAGTAAGGCTTATTATTAATTGCCGCATCCATAAATTCATCATCAAGTTTTACAGAAACATTTGCTCCCGTTATCTTCCCTTCTTCTAACTTAGCATCAATAAAATTTTCAGCATCGGGATGTTTTATACTTATGCTTAACATTAATGCACCCCTTCTTCCATCTTGTGCCACTTCTTTTGTTGTATTAGAATATCGTTCCATAAATGGTACAATTCCCGTACTTGTAATTGCACTATTCTTTACTGGACTCCCTGATGGTCTTATGTGTGATAAATCATGACCGACACCACCCCTTCGTTTCATTAATTGGACCTGTTCTTGGTCAATCTTCATAATCCCACCATATGAATCAGAATATCCATCATTACCAATAACAAAACAATTTGATAATGATACTACCTGAAAATTATTTCCAATCCCTGACATTGGGGACCCTTGTGGGATTATTCTTTTAAAATTTTTAATTGTATTATATATTTCACTTTCTGATATTGGATTTGGATACTTCTGTTCAATCCTTGCCAATTCCTTAGCAATTCTTCGGTGCATATCATCAGGTGTTAACTCATAATAATTTTCATCATCCTTTAAACAATATTTTTTTATCCAAACATCAGTCGCTAAGGAATCACCATTAAAATATTCAAGTGTTGCTTTTTCGACTTCTTCTTTGGTGTATGTTTTTAATTTTTTGGCTATATCTGTTTCTAAAATTTCATTCTCCATTTTTAAAAAATAAGGTGTATTTTATTGGTTATTGTTTTCTTTTGCTTTTCTTGCTTTTTTTCTTAGATTTTCGGCTCTTTTATCAGCATCTAATTTCCTTTTATCTGCTTTCGCCTCACCTAATGTTTTTTCTGTTGTTACTATTTTTTCTGGTTTGACAACCCTATCTTGATTTTCGTTATTTTCATCTTTAGGTTGTTCGTTAGATAGATTATCGATTTCATAATTAACCCTTTCTGATTTTTCATCATCAAAATCTAATGTAATTTTGATGTCGTTTACCCCTTCACGCTGTTTTCTTCTCGCTTCTCGTAATGCTTCAGGTCCTCTATTTCTTTTTCTTTCTTCTTCTTTTTCTTCAGCACCAAACATTGTATCTTGATTATCTGCATCAAAAATTAAGTATTCGTTATCAAATATACAATTTGAAAATACAATACCATCAGGTCCAATACGGGATTTTAAAATCGCCATTGTCGCTAATTTATTTTCTTTTTGTTCAAGAGTTTTACCTACTGAAATTACAATATGACCAATCTGTGCTTTTTTAATCGAACCACCCATTAAATTAGTGGTGACAAGTTCCGTTTGTATTGATTCCCTATTTCCTTGGGTAGCCGCCCACATTGCAACATCAAATTCAGTAGTCATTGCTTCTAAATGTCTCATTATATTACCCTCACCTTTCCATTCTTCCCCAGGTGGAGCTTTTTCAGGAACAAGACAATCAACATAATCAAGTAAAATTAAATCAGGATTAAACCCTTCCGATTTAAGTTTTCTTATATTAGATTTTAATTCAGAAATTGTGACTGAATCACTTGGTAATTTTAATATTTTTAATGTTCCTTTTGACTTACTTCTCTTATCGGTAGCTATTTTAATAACTTCTTCTTCTTCCATATGTAAATCATCAGGATGAATACTAGTCCAAATTGTAAAATGTTTTTTCATTACACTTTCTACATTATCTTCAAAAATAATTTGTAGTACATTGGCGTTATCCATAAACCCCGCATTACCGAACATCGTTAATAATGTTGTATTATGCGTCAAAACATAATCACTTGTCACATATAATTCATCTAAATTAGATACTTTCACACAAACAGCTTCTTCGTTATGTGAAAACTCTATTGATTTAATAAATTTCTGTTCTTTATATTTTGTTCTTTTATGATAACGAGTTATTTTTCTTTTCAACCTAAATGGAACAATATCATTAGCAAATGATATTGTTATGGTATATGATAGTTGTCCGTATTTCTTTTTACCTTTATATTTATATATTGGGGATTTTTCATTTACGCTAACTGTCCCACCCAAAGATAAAACTAGTTCCCTTACATCCATTGACAATTGTTTTGAACAGGTTGTATATTGCGATATACCCCTCTTTGAAACATATCCATCACTATCCATTAATCCTTGTAATAATTTTATTCTAACATTAATAGAATTATATAAATAATCTTTTGGGATAAATTTATTATTTGATTTTTTACCCAATAATTCATATTCTAACAATGGTTTGTTAAACTCTTTTTTAAACCTAATAACTTTAATTGTTTTGTTATCCCTATTATAATTACCATAACTTGTGGAATAGGTTGATTCAGAAATAACATTAATAATATCATCATCCTTTGTTGATAATGTAGCATTATCTTTTTCTGGTAAATAACCATCCCCAATTAATAACCCAAGAATATAAGGGTCAATTAATACATTTTTTTTATTAAATTCAACAGGTTGTATTGTTGGTAATCTATAATTTGAATATCCTCTTTTTGATGTTGTTTTCATCATATCAGAGGTTTTTATTACCACATATTCATCTTTTGGTTTATACACCGATTTTCCATGTATTCGTGTTTTAAATTCCCTCATATTTCGTGTATTAACACACCAAAGATGATTTTCATCACACATTACTGACGTTTTATCAGTAAATTTTATATTATATATTGGACGAACACCTTGTGGATATACCCCTAAAATATGCTGTATTTGACCATTTGACCCAATAACATTATCTCCTATTTTAATATTACCAATTTTTTCCCATCCTGTTGGTGTTAATATTAATTCACTTACTGGTTGTGCTTTACCAACTCCAGTTGGTGCTAGTAGAACACCCAACTCACATTTCCCTAATCCACCTTTAAGTATACTATCAACACGACCAATTCCTGTTGGTATTGGTCTTCGTGAATTTGGTCTTATCGTTTCTTTAATATTATCAAAAATATCTCGAGCATCACTTGTTAATGTACCAACTAATAACGCTTTTGTTATTATATCCTCAATTTGTGGGTATGCCCCAAAATCACCCCTATCAATAATTGATTGGACAACTTTAAGTTCCCTTTTCATTACTTGTTGTCTACAAAAATCAAGTGCGGTATCTTTAATTTGCTCCGCATTTTCCACATCAGCATTTTTAACCAAATTAATGGTGTCTAAATGCATTTTTGAAGATGTGTCATTTTTATTTTCTTTGTTTATTTCAAGAATAACACTATCGTAACTTGGGACTTGATTGTATTCTTTAAAATAATCACTCATTATTTGAACAACATATCTAAAAGATCCTGCATCAAAATAATGGGAGTCTAAAATTTCAAGAATTATTGAACCGAATTTTTTATCGGTGAGTATTACTTTCATTAAGGATAGTTGATAATCTGCCCCTAAAGAACCAAAATTATGTTCTGCCGTCATATATTATTTTCTCACATTTTTTAAATTATATCCCAAATAATCTAATTCGAGATTATCAGAAGACAGCACACCAGTTAGCCTTGCTAGTATATTTCGTACTTTTGGTCTTATGTCAACAGTATACCTCACTTTTGGATGGTATATATGTGCTGGAAATATTCTTGATATAAATATACGATTTTCTACTTTAATTTCAAGTAAAAAATGTTCTTCTTGTAAATTTGTTTCATTTTCCACATCATCAATATCATAATAAAAGTTTCGATTCTCGAGTAGATAGTCGATAGTTTTTGTTTTCAAATCACTAGATATTTCGTAGCATATTTCTGACACCACATCGTTTAAGTCAATTGAGTTTAATGCGTCAAAATTAAAGTCTTTTACATTAAAAAATCTTTGGATAATAATGTTTCCTTCTAAAGTTAGTAAAAATTCTACTTTAGTTAATTCTTCTCTATTCATAATTTATTATTTTATTTTATTTATGCCTTTTAAACCTATGTTTATTTTTCTCCTTGCGTGTTAATTTTAAAAATGGACTAAGGAAGTTTAACCAAGCGTCATCCCTTTTAGGTAATAAAAGGAATATTCCATCTTCCATCATCATTTTCATCGTATTTTTATATGACCTACCCTCAGTATCCATTTTTTCATATATCAAATCGTTAATTTCGGTCCGTGCTTCGTCAGTTAATAATGGATTGGATAAATCTATCAATTCTTGATTTATTTTGTAAAATTCATCACCAAATACCCCTAATTTGGATACCCCTGTTAATACATTCTGTATTGTTTTATTATCTTTGTTTTCCTCGAACAATAAATTACTTTTTTCAAGTATATCTTCAACACTTAATTCGGTTGTTCTAACTTCAGGATATAATTTAACAAAGGTTTTTATTCCTAAACTCCATATTCCATAAATGTTATCGGAATAGTCACCACAAAGAATTTTCGCTAATTTTACATTTTCAATTAATATATCTTCGTGTTGGTAAGTTATAATACTACCTTTAGTATATAATTTTCTGTGTGATGGGTTATATATAGAAACATCATCATTAAGTAGTTGGGGTAAGTCCCCATCAGATGAATATATTATAATTTTCTTTTCGTTGGTTGTGTGAACATAATATGCAATATTATCATCTGCTTCACAATGATAATATTCGCCTTGTCGAATATATAATTCCTCTAAGTATTGTTTAATTCTTATTCGTTGGCGATTATAATCACTTTCTTCTGCTTCTGTTTTAAACCGGTTTTTTCGATGGGCTTTATAATGGTGAGAAATTTTCTTTCTATGATATGCCCCGTCTTCCCCATCCCAAAAAACAACTACTTTATCTAGCCGATGTTCATTAATAAATCGTTTAAGAGTGTTTATAAAATGATATAAACCACCAATATGACGACCTTTATAAAAATGATTTTTTAATCCATAGAAACCTATGGTCAGTAAATTATCACCATCAACTAATAAGACAGACATTTCATAATTTATTCTGGTTCAACATCAGTCACAACTTCTAATTTTTCGATGTCTGCGACAGTAACACCTAATCTTCCGCTAATATAATCCGCGGCGAATTTCTTGTATTCCGCAATTGAATTATCCTTTTCTGTTTTATCTTTACCCGCCATAAATCCATGTGCGGTTATAATAATCTTTCCATCTTCAAATCCTAAACCATTTATATGGTTTTTCATAATTGAAACCTTTGTCCATGTTGCTAATCTTGTTTTACGAGTATCTTTTGTTATACTAATCTTAGTGATACCAGCATTTTTTTGATTACCAAACAAGAACACTAATGATGAATTTAACCAAATCGATTCCCCACCTTTTGCTTTAATTTTTGGTTGACCAAATGGATTATCAGGTAGTTCTACCCACGGTTGATTAACAACGACAAGGGTATTCGTATATTCAGATTCACTTTTTCTTGACCCTGTTATTCTTTGATTTAGACCCATACCGATTTTATCCGCTAAGGTCGATGCGTTATGTTGTTTTCCACCTTTACCTTCAAATGTCATTTGACAAGGAACAGAACCTACCGAATCCCATAAAAATAATAAGTCATATGGTAAATCCCCTTTCTTTTGGTCATCTAAAAGACTATTAATGAACTTCGTAATTTCTTCAATAGTGTTAAAATCATTATGGAAAAGAAAAAATCCATCCCATTTTGAATCTCCTGTTTCTTTATTAATTGTTTCTTCACAATCGAATCCCATTAATTTTGCGTGTTCAAAACTCCATTTTTGTTCCGTTATAATAATAACAGGTAAAATATTTTTTTTCTGAGCATCAACTGCCGCTTTTACTAATGCGGTTGTTTTTCCTGTGTCGGTGTGCCCAAGAAACATATTTAAATGTCCCATCGCAGGACCCGGTAATCCACAAGCATCTAAAAAGTCAGGACCTAAATCAAAAAACCTTTGTGGTTTATATGATGCCGTTTTGGAATGTTTGTTTTTAATATCTGCGAATGTTTTTTTCTTAATATTTGCCATAGGTGTATTATATTTTAAATGTGTGTTTTAGTCTTAGTAAAGGGAACATAGACACCAACATATACGTGATGTCTATGAACCCGTGTTTTAATTAAAATGGTAAATCATCTGCTGTTTCTTCTTCAGCCTGTGGATCTTTAATTTTCGGTTCTTTCTTTTCATCACTTGTTTCTGGTTTTGTGCCACCATCTACTGTGGCTTCATCAGTCGTGGTTGAGGTTGAAACATATTTCTTTTGGTCGTTATCCCATCTTGGGACTTCTCCATTAGCAACCATTTCAAGATATTCGTTACTTCGTATTGAATAAACATCTTTCCATGTTAAGTCGTCATCAACCCATTCTTTAATTTTTTCTGGGTCAGAATGAAGAGGTGATTTATCATCTGGGATAATTGCACTAACGATAGAATATTCTTTACCATTATTAGCTTTAGTTAAAGCTAATGTAAGTGATAAGTCACATCCTTCTTCTCCTGTTACATCTGTAATATCACCTTTTTTTCTAATGATTGGAATAATCTTATCAAAAATACCATCACCTTTTACTTTATTTTTAAATCTCCAGAACTTGGGACCATCTTCTTCATTATCTCTATCGATAAGTTTAACAATGAAAAATTTACGTGAATAGTATGATTTTGCTAATTCACTATCACCCTCTTCTCCTGAACTTGCTAATGCATCATGGACATCATTAAGAGGTGATGGTTTCCCTTCTTGTGCTGGGTCATACAACTTCAACCATTTACCGTCAACATTTATTTCATGGAATTTTACTTCCACAAATGGTGTTGAGCCATCTTTGGTTGGTAGGATGCGAATTCTTCTTTCTTCTTCGCGTTTTCCTTTAGGAATAATTGTGGTAAAGTATTTCTTCATTCTTTCTTCTTGTGAAGAAAATTTACCTGAATTGCCGCTTGCGGCTTTGTTCTTCTCATATTGAGCTAGAACTGATTGTGCTAAGTCACTCATAGTGTTAAAATTTTAATTTATTTATTTATTGTTTGGAAAATATACATAAAAAAAACCGGATAACGAAATCCGGCTAGTCTTTTTTTTTAATTATTTTCGGAAAAAATTTTAATCGATTGAATATTAGACGCTAATATCGTCATCGTTTAATCTATCATTAAAAGATTGTTTAATATCTTCTTTATTGTAGTTAGATACATCATCTTTTGTTAGTACATATTCATTTTTACCAGCTTTCTTCATCTCATCTTGCTTATGGTCAAAAAATTCATCTGGTTTTTCATTAAATGGATAAGAATCTAAACTTCTCATTTCTAATTTTTCCTGTGGCGTTTGTGGTTTCATTTCTTCCACCTTCGACCCAAGGGCATCTATTTTACTTATAACATTATCCATATTACTTAACATACCTTCTAATTCTGCTAATTTTGAAAATACCCCATCCATTTTTTGTATAACATCATTATTTTCTGTTTTAGATGATTCTAAATCTTGTTTAATGTTTTTTGTCATATTAACCAAATCAGTAATATCAATTTCTTCAGTTGTATCATCTGCAACAGGGTCTACTGGTTCTGTTTCCGCTGATGGATCGTCCGCCGCAAGTGGGGCGGTAGTATCTGGTGTATCTGGTACTTCCGGAGTTTCAGGAGCGGGTGGTACTGCACCTTCTCCTGGGGCTGGTGGTAATCCTGAACCACCAGGCACAGGTGGAATATCCGTTGGCTCCGCTTGTTCCATTAGTGTTAACGCTTTGTTACTAATATCCCTATATCTGGATACTTCTTCCTGTAATCTTTTTTCTATTTCATTCATAATATTAATCAGATAATAATTGTCTACCGTCTTCGGTAATATATTTTTTATTTATTCTTTCAACCAATCCGTCTTTAGAACGAATAATATAACATTCCCCTGTTTCTAAATCACAAACTTCTTCTTCTTTCCCATCTGCCGATTTAGTTCTAACAATATTTTTTTTCCCTAAAAATTTGTCAAGTGTTTCTGTAATATCTTTTTCCATATTCTATTTTGTTATATAAATATCAAAAAAAACACAAATAATATCATTTTAATCGAAAATAAACTGTATCATCATTTTCTAACCTTAAACTTGTCATTAATTTTCTCGACATTGATACCCCTAATATTGATTGTGGACCAATATGTACAGGTCCACTATATATCTTAGTATCGTGGTCAAAATTAGTATCAACAGTTATTTGATCCTCGTTTTTTGGGTTTTTAAATATTGTTTGCGGAAATTCTGATAATACATCATTTGGATATAACCCACCACCCCCGGTCATTTGTCTTAGTAGATGTTCTTGGTCAAATCTACTAGAATAAAATGAATGTGTGTTCGTTGTATTTTTTATTTCTCCCCAAGTTACTTGAGTTTGATTCCCATCATTATCACCATACCTAGAAATTATTGACATTGTACTTGAATCATTAAGTGGGTGTGCGGCATCAGCTCCGGGTGCTCCCATTTCTGTAACGGTGGTTCTTAACCATTCCACACCATCTTTATCTTTTATTAATAGAATGAATTTTTCACCTTTAAATCCATTATATGGTATTCCATACTCTTTAATTCCAGGTCGATTTATTAATTTTTCACCCTGAAGTGTACCTAATTCATCCTCCATTGGATTAATTGTGTAAGTATTATCTTTACTATCGGTATATTCGGTTTCATATTGTGTCACGATTTTAAATTCAAGTTGTTCTTGTTTAACCCTCGCAACCGCTCTATTAGATAACACATCGAAAAACGCTCGATAACTTGCCAAAAACGAATCTCTTGGGTCTGGTAGGGATTGTAATGGTATTCTACTTCCCGTAAATGTTGTTTCTATACCGTTATTTCTTATAACATGATTAACTTCAGTTATCCAATAAGAACCCCTAAACATTGGTACATTTTTAAGATAAAAATACATTGTTGGTTGAATCATAACATTACCCATACATGAAACAGTACATTGATATGATGCTGTTCGATATATATCGAATAACCCTATATCTATTTGTGCTGTACTTGAACCACCTTGAGAATTACCTAAATTTTCTAATACTTGAAACGATTCTGATGTATTTCTAATTGTATTTTGATTTAACTCCAATCCTTTAAATATTGATTGGTTTTGATCACCGAAACTAACCTCAAAAGCTACTACTTTATTCGATTTCGAATAATCTATGTTCCTAAACACATCTGGAGCGATAACAAGAGGATTATTATTTACAAGACCCATATCAAAACTATCATTCGCAAATTTTGAATCCCTATCAATATCTGACATTTCAAGTCGTTTTGATAACGGACCTGTGTATTGTAATATAATTTTTGGTGACGATTCCTCATGGTCAACTTCTAAGAATGTCCCAAATAAGTTTCTAGCAACATTTTTTGATGGGATGGTTTTTCTTGTATTTGAAAAATTAGTACCATAAAAATTAACATATGCGGGTAAAGGTCTAATATCTACCCCACTATTTTTAATTAAAAGATTAATTAACGAAAATAAATTTACCTTTAATGCGTCCTTTTGTTTTAAAACACCGATTAATCTATCCATAGTTAAATAAACATCATCACCAATATCCCTGTTTGCTTTATCCAAAAATAAGAATTCTTCCATTAATGTTCTTTGACCTAATGAATTTCCTGCTACCCACTTATCATTAAAGGATTTAAAGAAATCATATAATTCAAGTTTTATAATATCATCATTGTACCCACGACTGATTGTTAATGTTTCATCTATATCTAATGTTTCTAATTTCGAAAATCTGTTAATTAATGTGTCTAAAAATAAACTTCTTCGTTGTAAAATACCACCATAGTTTGGTTCGGTTGCTGTTGCGGTTGTATTTTTGTCTAATACATTATCAATTAAATAATTAATAAAAGTATCTTTGTTTGTGACATCAATTCCCGCCGCACTTGCCCCGGCGTATGTGTAAATTAAGAATCTTAAATTTTTAATATTATCTTCATTTAACGCAATATTATTTGTAGTGAAAAAGTTCAAATAATATAAATCCATATCTTCACCAAGATATAATGTAATGTAATCTAAATTTTCTTGTGTAATCTGTGCTGAATAAAATTGTCCAACATCAAAATTTTCACTATCTATTCCAGTAAATCCAAATAATGAATATGGATCGATTTCTTTTGGGTTCGCTAGTGTAAATTTAAGTAAATTCTTATTACTTAACACTTCTTCAGTAACATCTAATAAAGTTTGTTCTTGGTCATCAGCTAAATCACTAATTGTTGGGTCATCATTTGTTGGTGTTATATAAACCAAATCTTTTAACATTGTTTGAAATGATGAATATTTTACATCATACGGAGTATATTGTGTTTCGTCACTAAGGATTTCAGATGCAAAATATAAAAATTCTTGTTCAAATATATCTAAAATGTCAGGTTTAAATGTGGCAATTAAATCAATAACTTTTTTATTATTATCACTTAATGAATATGTGTTTCCTGTTGTTTTAAAATATTGGTCATGTGCGGGGAATGTTTCACCTGTATATGTAATAATATCATCATTATTATTAACCCATAATATTTTTAAATTATCTTGCTCTGATTCTTCAAACTCAAATATATCTGAATAAACATTTTTTCCATTTGAAGGTAGGAACGTGTAACCGCTTTGTGTTGGTTCAAATTTTGAGTTATTAATTACTGATGTCCAAGTACGATTACCATTCATTATTAATTCTTCATTAATTATATTCCCAGCGTCACAAGCGTTTGTATATCCACTTGTTGTTGCCGCTGTTGGGTCATAAAATGTATACCCATGAATAATTTGATGAAATATTGATTGGTAAAATGGATATAATCCAATATCATCTTCATCTGCTCTATCAATTGTGTATATGCCAAGTTCACCAAACTCATATGTTCTACCATTATAATTGTCAAACATTAAATCCCCATCGAATTTATCTGTGATATTATCAATTATATCAATTCCATTTGTAATATATGTTTTATACCTATGATATATTGAACCCCATTTTAACATTAAATGGTAAGGGATAAAGTGTGTTGCACCAATTTCCCTAAAAATGGTACTCATTAATACTTCCTTACTTGTGCTACTTGTACCTTTATCGCTTTTATATGTTATCGTATCATCCAAATCTTTAAATGGTAAAGAGTTTAGAAATAGATACGATGATGATGCATATTTTCCACTTATTTTCCCGTTAATAAAATCGATATATAATTGTTTATGAAAATAAGGTGTGTTTAAAATATGCCTATAATCATCATTAATATTAACTCTATATTCAAAAATATTATCAGTATAACCATCTTTTACCCATTCTTCTGTGTTGATTGGTGATGATATGAACGCATCATTTGTTCTTAACCCTAAAATTCCGTGTAATTCCAATTCATTCTTCCCGAAATTTCCTGATGGTAGATATGATTTGTATGTTGTAGAATTAAATGGGTATATTTGTGTCCTATATCCTTCTGATTTATAATTATTAAGGTTATCTACGAATTTTTCGTATTTATCCCCAAAATCTATCGTACCTGATGTTTCTTCATATTTTTCTACATTAAAATCCCAATCTAATGTTTCTGTTATATAAGAAACTGTTGGTGTTTGACTAGTATGATAAGGCCATCTTTCAAATGCAGAATAACTATACATTAAATCTTCAAATTGAGCAACGGATGTCGCTTGTTGTTTTAATATCTCAATCGCGGTATAGTTTTCTTTTATCTTATTTTCTAAATTTTCGAACTCAATTTCCGCTAATTCTTGTATTGTTGTTGGGCTGTATGAATCTATTGATGTAATAACACTTGCTCTTTCCCATATTTCATATAAAATAGATGTCATTGATTTATCATAATATGGTGATACGCCTGTTAAATTTGTAAAAGTAGATAAATCATATGTATCTACCTTTTCAGTATCGGTTTCAAAAACATAAGTAACAAGATCCGATGGTCCTTCTTTTTCTGTTAATGGGTCAGTTTTACGGGTAGCAACCGAGTTGTATTCTTCTACAAACCCTACTTCCGGCCATAATGTTGTATCATCTGACTTTAATTTTTTAGATATACTACTCGCTCCAGGATAAATTAATATATTTTGTTTTGTACCGACAGTTGTTTCTTTAACTTCTGGCCATGGGTATATATTATCAGCACCAATGCTATCTGTTGAAACATTGCTTAAAACCTCACTTCTATTTTCTGCTTGATTAAATGCGTCTATATGAACTTTTTTTAATAATCTAATGTATGTATCCGCATTTGCTAAAACAACACCAATAATGTTTCTCATTGTTGGTTCGAATCCAAATCCGGTTTCAGGTTTTTTTACAATTTTATTCATTTCTTCCTGAAGATTTTTTTCTAATTCGTTGCATTGTTCCGTATAATCTCTTCTAACATTATTTATATCAGATATTAGTTTGTCATAGTCTATTAAAACCTTTGCACCTGTTTGTCTATAATATTTTTTAATACTTTCTGGACTTGATTTCCATATTTTATTAAGGGATATTTGTTTAATATCTATTCCATTCTTTTTAAGTAAACTATCGTCCCTACCTACACCAAACGCTTGGTTACCGTTTAATTCTTCTGTGTAATTTTTTAATATATGTTCTAATGTACCTGTTGCGTCCCCATCAACTACGAATTCTAATGAATTTGAGTCGTTATCTGATAACTTATATAAATTAGTACCATCAACTTCTTCAACTTGACCCGATAAGTGTAATTTTTTCCACGAATCAACAGAATTATAAAATGATTGTATTAGTTTTTCAAAATCATTAACCCCAGATAATACTTTTGGGTCTACAATTTCACGAAAAATTTCGTTTTCTAGTATTTTATCTAACCTACCAGCAATTACCGCAATTTCCTGTAATGTTTTAACAGGAAAATCATCAGCTAATAACCCCTTTGATTTATATTCGTCATATACTGATTTTAATGTGACATAACCTATACTTGTTTTCTTTAATATTTTATCATAAAATCCAGTATTTTCATTATATTGAGCTAATGTCCCTTTTTCACCAGTAGGGTCTGATTCACTATTTACAGAACGCTCAACCCCATACATATATGGTGCGTTTAATATACCCGCTAATGGAATATCATTTAAAAACGCGAATGTTGAGCCAACAAATGTTGTATCTATATCGAAATTACCCGTACCTGAATTAAATGCGGAGTTAAAACTAACCATATGTAACCTATATCGAATAGCTTTACCGTAATATCCCTTAACTGTTAAATAAAATATCGGCCATGGGATATGGAAAAATGCTTTATACGGTGAATTTTCAGGTGATTCAAATAATGTTTTACCCCTAACATCAATAAATTTTATTTGTATTTGAGGAATAAAATTTAAACCAGTTATTTGTATATTAATTTGTTCAATACCAAATGTTTGTGCTGTACTGTCAGATTGATTAAATTCCTTATTATCAGCATAATTGGTATTGTCTTTTCCTTTTTTTTCGGTTACATTAGTAAATGAATCAGTCCAAGTAGTGTCATAATCTTTACCTTTATCGTTCTGTAAAAAATTTAATGTACCTTTTGCGATAGAAACAAGTTGATTCGTTTCATTACCCGATATAAGTGTGGTTCTAGGAACTAAATCAGCTTCTAAATTCACATAAATGACTAGATTTTCTGGTTCAACTTCCCTTTTTTGAAGATACCCATTCGACAATACAGTATTGGGATCAATATAAATTAAATTATTTTGGTCCGTTTTTACTAAAATATCCCCTGAATTTGTTAATTTATCCGCCATAGTACAATTTATACAAATCTACACTTCTCTTATAATCTTGTAAAGTCGAAAGGAGAGGTAATGGTATTCTTAACATAAAATTATCAGGAATTTCAAATTCGATACTACCCGCTAATGGATTTGCTTGTAAAATTAACCAACTGAAGAATGGTGTACCATATTTTTCATCAGATATCTTATCAAGTCTTGTCTTACCTTTTTTATACTGCACATATTCATCAGTCCCTTTAATTGGAATTTCAAGACCTGGAACTATTTTAAATGTTCCATCTTCTTCAAAATATTGGTATCTATCAAAATATTGTGAGCTCATATCTTATAAAAATTTAATGTTGAACCTAATTCAACTTTATTTGACATTATGTTTGTTAATTCTGTTATTTCATCCCCCACAAACTCGTAAGGTTCTAAAACTGTGAATATTACGGGATTTGTATCTTTTTGTGTTGGAAATTTCTTTAAATTCACATCTATTGGGTCTGGTTCTTCTAAGAATTTATCTAACCTTTTATCAAGTTTTGAAATATAATTCGTAAAATTACTATCATCCCTATATAAATTTAAAATTTGTTCCTTATCTTCATATAATAATAAAGATAATAATTCAGAAAATACACTATCATCCATTTCATCACTTGGTGTAGCGAAAATATATGACGTATCTAAATCATCAGTAAATCTATCATAATAATCTTGTACATACTCGATAACCTTATCATATTTGTCATAAAAATTCGTATAATCAGTAAATGTAACACCTGTTGTTGAACCATCAGTTTCGACATACCCATCATGATTATGCTGAACAATAAAATTCAACTTATCAAGTGTAGATATTAAATTATTTCTTGTACTTTCAGCACTTGTAATAGAACCATTATCAATAAATTCGTCTCCCCAATCTTTTATTTTTTGTGTAAGATAAATTTGAAGTTTTTGCTCTGATATTGTCATTAATCCTTCACCTAAATCCTTATCGAACTTCATTAATTCACTTATATTTGTAGATTGTCTTTTTGTGTCCATTATTGAAATAAAATTACCTACATAATAACCGAAATCTTGATTATTTCCTTGTGGATATTCACCTAACATTTCCATTGTTTCCGTACCTGACCCTGTTTGAGCGGTATAGTTATACACTTTTCTATATGTTGGAGAAAAGAACATTGATGATATTTTTGCTCCGTATTTTTCACTAATATCATATAAAGCGTCTTTATGTGCGTTGAAATAGTCTTCTACTCGTGTAAATGAATCACCAACAATATCCGTATATTGTAATGTGGTAACATCATTAACTGTAACTATTTCACCAATATATTGTCCCGCATTAATATTATCTGCTGTGTTAGCGTTCCCTTCTGGTGTTGGTACACCATTTGCTTCATTTAATAATTCTTCTAAGAACCCCTTTGTATATTTACTTCTATCTTCTGTCGCTGTTGCTCTATAATCATACATTTCGGTATTCGCATAGAAATTAGATGATAATGCGTTTTGTAATAATTCCACAGGTTTTTCTAATCCATGACCACCAATAAAACTAATTTGTAATTGAACATCAGCAATCATTGGTTGGATACCTATACCTTCAGGGTTTAAATCCCAAGTCGTGTCATCGTATGAAATATTAACATCACGAATAATAACTTTTGAATGATAAAAATCACCTATTCTCATAACACATACTGGTGGTGGACCAAATGTTGTATTTCTTGCATTTAAATCGTTTATATCACTAATACCTTTAATCGGAATTGTGTCGCCAGGTCTAATACATTGATTTAAGAATGTTAATCTAGCATTTAATCCTTCAGGTGTCATTGAATGGAACGCAGGATGAAAATATTTAAGTTTTTCCCTTAATGATTGAAACGCAACTGGTGAATCTTCTTCAAATTTTTGGAAATAGTAACACTCTGAAAGTGTTTTCATTATTATTCTTTTTAATTCATCCAAAGGTGGTCTTTGTTCTTGTGGTGTTTTACTATCTATTGGATTTAAAATAACTTTTGGTACATTAGGGTTTTCCGAATCATCTATCGTAGTTGTTCCCTGCACATTACCATTTGTACTTGCAAGTGTTGTTTTAATATTAACATCTGCTTGTCTACATTGAAATGTTATAGGTGCTGTTCTTTTTATTTCGTCACTAGTAAGAAATGGTTCAGAACATTCGCTCGATCCTGTTTCACCTAAATTATTTATTTTTGTAAATATAATATTACCCTCAGCCCAACCATAACCGAGTGACTTTAAAGGTATTGATGGTAAATTTGATCCATCAGTTGGCCATGACACATCTGGTACACTACCACCATTTATTTTATCTAAAATATCAATAATAATTGAATATGTACGTCTATATGTTAAATCTTCGTTATAATCATTATTTGCTGGGGATGACGCTGATGATTCTATTTTTATTTCAATATCTTTTACTTTTTTTTCCGTTAATGCATTTTTAATGCTTGTTAATGTGTTATCATACTCAGTATAATTTGATTCTAGCTCATCAAAATAACCAGATATGGTACTAATTGTATTTGCTGACCAACTCTCAACTTGTGTTGAATCTAATTCTGGAACATTCCATAATAAATTTGCATCATTTGTTTGTATATCACCTGACGGATATGATATAAGTGTTTGTAATGCTATTGTTAATTCGGCGATGTAATTACTTTCATTTCCAATATAATTGTTATATATTGTTGTGTATTTTTCCGTTGTTGTTTTATTACCACTTGGTGCA